AACGTCTTACCACTGCTGGCGTTGGGCTTGCTGCTGAGTCTGGTGAGTTTCTGGAGATTGTTAAAAAGATGGTGTTCCAAGGTAAGCCTTGGACAGATGACAATAGAGAGCATCTTATTATTGAGTTGGGTGACGTTATGTGGTACGTAGCAAACGCTTGTATTGCATTAGACATATCCTTTGATGATGTTATCAAAGGTAATGTTAAAAAATTAGAGAAGAGATATCCTGGTGGATCATTCTCTGTAGAAAAATCTGAAATTAGAACAAAAGGAGATCGTTAATGCCATTACTATTCATTATTCTAGGTTCATCATCTATTGGTGTTGCCATTGCACTTTACATCTTACGTAAGTATGATCCTCATACTGACGAAATATCAAAAAAATACGAATGACTTTTGATTTACTGAAAGAGTGTAGAGAAGATCTCTTACATATTCTAAAAGAAGAATGTTATCGTAGAGGAGATTATAAATTATCTTCTGGTAAAAAGAGTCCTCATTATGTTAATTGTAAACCAGTTACTTTATCTGGTTATGGTTTATCTTTAGTATCACCTTTGATGGTAGATCTATTAGAAGATGATACTAAAGCAGTAGCTGGTCTTACACTAGGTGCTGATCCTTTAGTAGCAGGTGTTGCATTGTCAGCATGGATGGTACAGAGACCATGTGATGCTTTTATTGTACGGAAGAAACCAAAAGGACATGGTACAGGTGCATGGATTGAAGGACCTTCTAAACCTTCTGGAACTAAAGTAACTGTTTTAGAAGACGTTGTTACTACAGGTGCATCTGTTTTGAAGGCAGTAGATAAATTACGTGAAGCAGATTATACTGTTGATCGTGTTATAACTATTGTAGATAGAAAAGAGTATGAACCTGATTTCTTTGAAGGTTATGCATTAGAACTTAAAAGTCTTTTCACTATAGATGACATATGCGATTAAATACTGAAGCTACTATCCATTTTTGCTACGAGCATATTGGTCACCTTGAAGATTTATTTGAGAACCTTGCTGATGATGCTATCTTACAAGCATCTCTTAGGGATATTAAATTTATATTAGATAGAACTTTAGAAGAAGAGAAGACTAGAAAGTATAGCACTAATAGACTAAGAAAAGAAGTAGATGATGCTATAAAAAACCTAAATACTCCCTAGTACAATAGGTTGTTATGGCTAGCGTATCGTGGAAAAAACTAGGACAGGTTAATCCAAAAGGTGACCTGTATCTTTTAGTGGTTTTTGCTAACATCATGATGCGTAAGGAGATGAAGGTAGAGAATCATGGTAGTGTATTATTAACTGCCCCTAAAAAAATGTTAGATGATATGGAAGATGTCTTTAATGGAGATCTTCCTTTTGATTCTGTTGCTAAATCAGATTCATTTAGAAACAGATGGGGTGGACGTAAGGGTGCTGTATTAGAATGTAGAAAGATAGGTAAAACAAAATCGTTAGGTAAGATAGGTCTTACAAAAATTATAAAGACTCAAGAATTTGGAAGTAATACAGGATCAGGTGCTGGTGCAAAAGCAACAGAGATGTTTGAAAGTGCTGCTTGTTGGATGACTGCATTAGCTTATAAGCATGATGGATTACCTGAAGATTATTCATTACAAGAAAAAGATTTTGATGAAATTAAATCTCATGTAGAAACAACTGCATCACAAGAAGATACTTTTAAGTTCTTAAATAATAATCCAGATTGGATGAGGTCTACTATTAAGACAGCAAATGCATTAAATGGATCTAATAAGTTTAAGAACAAAGGATTTCATTTCTACAGAGGAAAGAATATTGTAAATGTAGTTGAGAAACATTTTAAGAAAATTAATAAGGAAGAAGGCAGACCATTTTCTAATCTAAACAAATGGACACCTGCTGACATGTACATGTGTGAGTGTGATTTTGATAGAAAGGAGATTACATCTACTGCAAATTTTGCTGATATTAATGCCAAGATGCAGCAGTTGATTGATGATAAGAAATTAATCGGTGTATCTTTAAAAGGTATTGGTTCTGGTGGTGCAACTATATCCAAGAAAAATTTTATAGGAGGACCAGCAAAACAACAAAGAAGATTCACTGGTATGAGAGCTAAGAGTTTGTTTGGTTCTATGGATGTATACTTTACAGCATCACCAGGTGATATAGAAGTACAGTTCCGTGCTACTGATACTGCTGGTAAGACATGGCAAGGTGAGGTAATGGGTGAATCAGCAAAGCACGGTAAGATAGGTGGTGGTGTATTGGATAATGTATTGAAGTCAGCATTAGGTGAATCTAATGGATTGTTTGTTAAGACAGGATTCAGTAAAACATCAGCAATCGCAGCAGCTGCTGACACATTAGATAGTAAAATTCTTAAATTAGCTAATGATAATAAAGATATCTTTGAAGATGAAGAGAATATAACATTAGATACTATCTCAAAGAAAGATAAGAAATGGAAGTTTGCTAAGTATCTTGGTCTTGTCTTTGCTGATATTATGAGAACTGCAAATATTACTGATGCAAATAAGGTTGCTACAAAACTATATTTGTACGCTACATCAGAGTCTGATAAGTCTGCACCATACATTAAAGTTTCCTAATGGCTAACGTAACTCAGTTAAAACACTTAGAACATCTAGAGGATGAAATGCTCAACTATGGAGTTGAGGGATGTAAGGCTGCGGTTAGTTTTCTTAAAGAATTGAGAAAGATGCTTGGGTGTGATAACAGTACAGGTTATATGCAGACTAAATGGGATGGAGCACCTTCTATTATATGTGGTAAGGATCCTGCCAATGGTCATTTCTTTGTAGGAACTAAGTCTGTGTTTGCAAAAACTGATCCTAAGATATGTTATGGACCTGATCAAATTGATGAGTGGTATGGTGAAAGAGGTAGTTTAGCAGATGGTTTGAAACTTGCTTTAGAACATTTCTCTCAGTTAGGTATTGATGGTGTAATACAAGGAGATTTCTTATTCACTGCTGCTACTAGAAAAACTGAGACTATACATGGTGAGAAGTTATATACATTCACACCTAACACTATTACCTATGGTATACCAGTAGATCATCCAATAGGAAAAGCAGTTGGAGCAGCAAAGGTTGGAGTAGTTTTTCATACTCATTACAAAGGAGAAAAGGATGGTTGGGATATATCAACCATGACAGCTAGAGCAGGTGCTAAAGTTAATTCTAGTAGAGATGTTGTTTGTATACAAAATGATACTCCTATGCATAAGGTAGGATTAAATCATTCTGAGGAAAGACATTTTGATGGTATGGTTTCTTGTATAGAAAGAGATTGTAAAAAATGTGGTGACTTCCTTGATGAGTTGGTTACTAATACAGGTACAACAGGAGATCAGAAATGGCATGTTGCATCTTATTTGAAACAGTTTTTTAATGCTCAGATTAAAAAGAATACTACTATATCAAATCCAACTCAAGCACTTGAAGATTTGACTAACTTCTATCATAGTAAAGTCAAACCAATGGCTGATAAGTTAAAGCAACCAACAACACAAGCTGCTAAGAAGAAATTGATATATGATAGTGAGAATTATCTTATGAACAATGCTGAGAAGTTCAAGGCAATGCTTAAACTTTATAAGGAACTTCAAGAAATAAAGCAGTTTGTTATTGATAAACTAAATCATTTAGAAACTTTTAGAACCTTTGTTCAGACAGATAAAGGATATAAGGTTACTAATCCTGAAGGTTATGTTCTACATAAGGATGGAGACATGATCAAATTTGTTAATCGTCTTGAGTTCTCTTACAATAACTTTACGTTAGCAAAGCAATGGCGTTAGAAACCAAAAGATGTTATTTTACTTTTGGTAGGTATCAACCACCTACTACAGGTCATAAAACCAACTTTGATAGTGTAAAGGCAGCAGCTGGTTCAGATGACTATAGGATATATCTTTCACAGTCACATGATACAAAAGGAACTAATCCTTTACCACCTGATAGGAAATTATTTTACATGAATAAAATGTTTCCATTTCACAAAGGTAAATTTTATAGTGGACCTAGAGATCCAGTTAAAATATTACAACATTTAATGATGGATGGATACGATGAGGTTGTAATGCTTGTAGGATCTGATAGAGTTAACGCTATGGGATTCCTCCATAAATATAATGGTAAAGACTTCACTTTTAGGAAGATTGATATTCAGTCTTCTGGTAGTAGAGATGCAGATGGTGATACCTTTTCAATATCTGGAACTAAAATGAGAAGAGCAGCATTTGCTAGTGACTTCAATTCTTTCAGATCTGGTATACCTAGAGCATTGTCTGATAATGATTGTCGTGTTCT